CATCTTCAACTTCAACTTGTTCTTTTTCTTCATTTTCTGATTCAACTACATCTTTTTCTTCATTATTTTCTTCAACTTCAACCTCATTTTTAACTTCATCTTCATTTTCAACTTTTTCATTTTCTGATTCAACTACATCTTTTTCTTCATTTTCTGATTCAACTACATCTTTTTCTTCATTTTCTGATTTATTTTCTTTTTCCAATTCATTTTCTTTTTCTAATTCAACTTCTTTTTCTTTATACATATTAGCTTGCTCTATTTTATCAATTTTCATTTTACTTATTAATTCTCTCTCCATTTCTAATTCTAACTGTTTTTCCTTTAATAATTTCTTTTTTTTAAGTTTTAAAAGTTTTCTCTGTCTATTTTCTTCTTGTTGTTTTTTAAAAATCATTAATTCACTTTTAAACTTATCTTGTTGTTTTTTAAATTCTTTTTGTTCTTTTAAAAAATTTTCTTTTTCTAAAAATAACTTATACTTTTTTTCATTAATTTTATTCTCTTGTTCATTAATGATTTTTTCACATTTTTTTTCTTTTAAATTATTTTGAACTGGAATAAGATTATCCAGAATATTTTTGTCATAATTACTTTGATTATGAATATCTTTTAATTCTTGATCTTTTTTATTTTCTTCAGTTTCTTTTTGGAATTCTTTATTTACTTCTTCTTGAAATTCTGTGTCTTCTTCTTGAAATTCTGTGTCTTCTTCTTGAGATTCTTCATTTTCTTCTTGAGATTCTTCATTTTCTTCTTCTTGAAATTCTATATCTTCTTGTTTTTGATTTTGTTTTATATCTTTTTCTCCAGGAAATTGTTCTATATCTTCTTCTTGAAATTCTTCATTTTCATCTTCTCTATCTTCTTCTTGAAATTCTTCATCTTCTTCTTGAAATTCTTCATTTTCTTCTTGAAATTCTCTATCTTCTAGATGAAATTGTTCTCTATCTTCTCCATCTTCTCCATCTTCTTCATCTTCTCCATTTTCTCCATCTTCTCCATCTTCTTCATCTTCTTCATCTTCTTCATCTTCTCCATTTTCTCCATCTTCTTCTTGAAATTCTTCATTTTCTCCATTTTCTCCATCTTCTTCTTGAAATTCTTCATTTTCTTCTCCATCTTCTCCATTTTCTCCATCTTCTTCTTGAAATTCTTCATTTTCTTCTCCATCTTCTCCATTTTCTCCATCTTCTCCATTTTCTCCATCTTCTTCTTGAAATTTTTCATTTTCTCCATTTTCTCCATCTTCTTCTTGAAATTCTTCATTATTATCTATTTCTAAATCACTTTCATTATTATTTAATCCACCATTTAAATGTTCGGTTTCAATATTAATATGATTACTTTCTATTTTTTTTATTTGATTAATTATTTTATTCATTGGAATATAACTTCTTAATGCTATTTTAATTGCTAATTTTGTTAATCTTTCTATATTATTTATATTCTGTTGTCTTTCTACAGAAGTTACTTTTTTATAAAATAAAAATGGATTTTTCCAAAAAATATTTGCACATTCTAAACAACATTTATATAAAAATTCATACCATTCGGGTATATATACTTTTAAACTTTTAATATTTGATTTATGTTCAAATAATTTAATTTTTATACTTTTTGATATAATTTCTGTTATTAATTTTAACATATATTGTGGTGTAGCATCATCTTCTTCAATTAATTTATGTAATGTATTCATACGAACTTGTATTTTTTTTTCTTCCCATTTTGTTAATAATGTTAATTCTTTTTGAAATTCTTTAAGTGTATTACAATTATCTGATATATTAACAAAAAATCTACAAATAGGTATAGATATATTATCAATTAAATAATTTATATATTCATTTTTATTTTCTATTAATACATTTATATTGTTAGACATTTTAATTAAAAAAAAATATAATTGAAACTACGATTTATTCGCACCTAATTAAAAATATCTAAAATATTTCTATTTTTTAATTCAATTAATATTTCACGTAAATATTGAACATCATATATAGAATTATGAGCATTATCTAATATTTTTAAATCTTTAGAAAATGTATAATTATATAATTCTATTAATTTTGGATATTTATATTTACCATATTTACTAGGTAATTTAATTATATCAGTTGTTAATTTCATAGAACATTTATATTTTAATTTTTTAATATTTTGTATTAAATCTAAATAATTATGTCTATATAATTCACTTAATAATATAAGTAAATCAAATGTTAAATTATGTGCTATAATTAATTGAGTGTTTTTAATATCTTCAATAAAATAATTAACAAAATCTTTAAAAGATATACCTTCTAATTTAAGTTTATCAAGTGTTATTCCATGAATATTTGTATTTGGAATATCTTCAACTTCATTAATATAATAATTTTCTGTTTTAATAACATTTAAATCTTTATCTAAAATTTCATAACTAATTTGTATCATTCTTGCATTTTCATATCTAACAAGATTTGTATATTTATAATAGTTATTAGAACCATCTTTTTCAATTAATCCAGTAGTTTCAACATCAAATATAATATACATTTTATATTACATTTTAAAAATAAATCATTTTTATATAGATGGAATCCATTTCCAAGATAAATTCTCACATATTTTACGGAATACTTCTTCATTTTGTGCAATTTTTTGCCTACTTTTTAATAATGGAAATAATGGTAAATATTGTGGCATATCTAGTATTAAAAAGAATTTATGTAAAATATATGAATAAGATATAAAATTTAATCTATTAGGTGGAGCATATTTAATAAAAAGTGGTTGTGTTTGCATAAACATATTTGATAAAGTAACTTCTAATTCTGGTGAAAATTGTGGTGGTGGAATACCATTAATACGATTTATTATATATGCTGCATGTTCATAATATTTATGTGTTCTTAATTTTTTTAAGATTGTTCTCATATATTTTGGTGTTAATTTAGTTGTATCTGTTACTTTTTCTTTTTTAAGTTCATTTAATATTCTTTCAAAAACTTCATTCGGAATATCAGTACTCTCTTTACCTTGAATTTGAGAAATCCATTCTCTAAAATGATTTATTCTTTTATAACTATAATGAATATTATCTTTTTTATCAAAAACCATTATTGGTCTATTTTGTTCTGCTAATAAAACATCTTGATATCCACATTTTAAACACACCATTAAAGCTTCATGTTGTAAATTTGTCATTTCACCGTCATTACAATTTTTACATTTATTATCTATAAATTCACCATCAATATGATTTATATATTTACTATCTGTTATAGATAAATATTCATTTACTAATTTTGATTTATCTTTTTGTATAAAATTTTGTTGTAATTTTACATTTGATGATTCATCATTTACTTTTATATTTAATGCTTCTAATATTGTATATTTTTTTGGATTTATTTTTTTAGTATCAACATTTTGATTAACTATATCATAATAATCAAATAATATATTTCCAACATTTTCATAATAATTTAATTCATCAGTATTTGTTAAATTATCTAATTCATCTTTTAAATTTCTAATTTTTTCTTTGGTTTCTACATTACTAAACCATAAATTTGTTTTATTATTAGTGTAAATTTCTTTTTCTAAATTAATATTTAAAGAATTTAAATTTTTAATCATTGTTGTTAATTCATTAATTCTTTGATTTTTTTTTTCAAATTTTTTAATGGAATTACTATGAATATCATCTAGTGTTGATATTTCTTTTGTATTATCCACTACATGAATTCTTTTTTTACTACACCTTTCTTTCATCATCTTTTTTATAAATTAATATGTATTTTTTATCTTTATATAAACTAAATGGGAGGTGGATTATTACAATTAGTGGCATATGGTGCGCAAGATGTTTATCTAACTGGCAACCCACAAATAACATTTTTTAAAGTAGTATATCGTCGTCATACAAACTTTTCAATAGAATCAATACAACAATCAATTAATGGTAAATTTGATTTTGGTAACCGTGTTACATGTCAAATTTCTCGTAATGGTGATTTAATACATAGAATGATGTTAGAAGTTGAATTAAATCAATTAGATGATGAACCAATAACACCTTTTTTAACTTCTTCACATCGATATGTAAATTATATAGGTCACCGTTTAATTAAATCTATGGAATTAGAAATAGGTGGACAAAAAATAGATAAACAATATTCACATTGGATGTATATTTGGAATGAACTTTCATTACCAATTGAAAAAGAAATTGGATATAAATCAATGATTGGTGCTGATAGTGATGATACTAGTTTTAAAAATAATAAAATATATATACCATTTGAATTTTGGTTTTGTCGTAATATTGGTTTAGCATTACCATTAATTGCATTACAATATCATGAAGTAAAAGTTAATATTGAAATAGAATCATTTAATAATTGTTGTTATGAAGGTGCTTCTGGAACAACAGTTGGAAATATACCTTATGATCAAACTACTAGTTTAACATCACCAACTTCTACAATAAAATCCAATAAAATTAAAAATGCTTCATTATGGTGTGATTATATATTTTTAGATACAGATGAAAGACGTAGATTTGCACAATTATCACATGAATATCTTATTGAACAAATTCAATTTAATGAACATTCGATTACTGTTGCTAATAAAGAACAATCTGTTAATATTGTAATGAATCATCCAGTTAAAGAATTAATATGGACTGTTAATCCAGATGATGGTAGAAAAAATAACCAATGGTATAATTATACTGATATTGATTATGATTCATCTAATAATGAATATGCTTTTTTAACAGATCCCGAAGGTAATAATTTAATTGAAAGTGCTGTTCTTCAATTAAATGGAAATGAACGTTTTGCTAAAAGAGATGGTAAATATTTCTCACATGTTCAAACATATCAACATCATACTAATGTACCTCAAAATAATGGTATTAATGTATATTCATTTGCTTTAAAACCAGAAGATCATCAACCATCTGGAACATTAAATTTTTCAAGAATTGATTCTGCTAAATTAGTAATTAAAAGTAAAAATACTGGAAAATTAAATGTATGGGGAGTAAATTACAATGTTTTAAGAATATTAAGTGGTATGGGTGGTTTAGCATATTCTAACTAAATCTTCTTTTATTTTTTTATATAAAATATCATCCGATATTTTTATATATTCTACTGTAAAATTATAATATAATGCTAAGGTTTCTATTTTATAAAATTTAAATAAAAATATATTATATGTAAAATATAACATAAATCCAAATATTATATCATTTATATTTATTTCATGTTTTAATGTTATAATTGGTAAAATTTTAATCACAAAAATACCATAGATAAAAAATATTCTTAATTTTTTTAAACTAATTTTACAATAAATTAAATAAATAAAAACTGAAGACATAAAAATTGTTATTAAATAAAAAGTTAAAATTGGATTAAATGGAAGAATATTTAAAATATATAAAAAATACCAAATTAAAACATAAAATGAAAATTTATCAATAATTTTAAACATCATATTTTTTTTTTCTTATATAATATTAAATAACAGAAAATGGGTGGAGGTCTTCTTCAACTTGTTGCATATGGTGCCCAAGATGTATATCTTACAGGTAATCCCCAAATTACTTTCTTTAAAGTAGTTTATCGTCGTCATACTAATTTCTCAATAGAATCAATACAACAAACATTCAATGGTAATGTTGGTGCTAACTCTCGTGTAACTTGCCAAATCTCACGTAATGGTGATTTAGTACATAAACTATATGTAGTTTTAAATAAAGATGCTAATGATGGTGTAGATTCAATTAACAAAGTAGAAGTTGAAATTGGTGGTCAATTAATTGATCGTCAATATGGTTTATGGATGAAAATATGGAATGAATTAACTTTACCTGCAAATCAATATCTTAAATGGCAGAGTTTAACTGCAGATGCTACTGCACAAGAACAACGTTATGTTCCTCTTGATTTTTGGTTTTGCCGTAATATTGGTTTAGCTCTTCCTTTAATTGCTCTTCAATATCATGAAGTTAAGATTAATATTGAATTTGGTAATAATGTAACTAGTGCTGAACTTTGGGCTGATTATATCTTCCTTGATACTGATGAACGTCGCCGTTTTGCTCAATTATCACATGAATATTTAATTGAACAAGTACAATTTACTGGTGAAGAAACTACTTCTTCAACTGGTGATTTAAATGCTAAATTATCATTTAATCATCCAGTTAAAGAATTAATATGGCATTCTGATACCAAGGCATCGGCTACTGGTACAGCCAAATTAATGCTTAATGGTAATGATCGTTTCTCTGAACGTGATTCTAAATATTTTACAAAAGTACAACCTTTCCAACATCATTCTGGAAAGGCTATTGAAAAAGTTGGTGTATATTCATTTGCACTTAAACCAGAAGAACACCAACCATCTGGAACTCTCAATATGTCACGTATTGACACCGCACAATTACGTTTAAGTAATTGGGCAAATGATTCCACAATATCAATTTATGCTCATTCATACAACGTTCTTCGTATCCTCAGTGGTATGGGTGGTCTTGCCTACTCCAATTAAATTTTTACAAATATTACTTTTTTTTTCATAACCTACAGCTAAATCTATTCCTAAGAATAATGAAATAAAGCTTGTAGCTACTGCAAATTGTATAGGAGGACTATTAAAATCCATTATTTTTTTTGATAAATTTAAAATTGGGGTAGTTAATTTATTAATAATTAAAGGAGAATTTTGACCTAAAATAAATCTTGAAAACATTAAAATAGATGATATAAATAAAGCATTTTCTATTCCATCAACTATAATTTGTTCAAAATAATTATGTTTAGATAATAAAGTATTTTCGTTTAAATACCATTGTTTATCTGGTATAATATAACATAAATTAGGTCGAGTTATTTTATGTGTAAATATCATAATTATTATTAAAAATTATTTTCTTATATATATATAAAAGATGGGTGGAGGTCTTCTTCAACTTGTTGCTTATGGTGCCCAAGATGTATATCTTACTGGTAACCCACAAATTACTTTCTTTAAAGTAGTTTATCGTCGTCATACTAATTTCTCAATTGAATCAATACAACAAACTTTTAATGGAAAAGCTGCTCCTAACGCTCGTGTTACTTGCCAAATTTCACGTAATGGTGATTTAGTTCATAAATTATATTTAGTTTTACCAAAAGACGACGCAGATGGTCGTGACACAATTAAAAAAGTAGAAGTTGAAATTGGTGGTCAATTAATTGATCGTCAATATGGTAAATGGATGAAAATATGGAATGAATTAACTTTACCTTCTGGAAAAACAACTGGTTATGATAAAATGGTTCGAGATGCTGATGCTAAACGTTATGTTCCTCTTGAATTTTGGTTCTGCCGTAACATTGGTTTAGCACTTCCATTAATTGCTCTTCAATATCATGAAGTAAAAATCAATATTGAATTTGAATCTGGTGTAACTGTTAATGATGCAGAACTTTGGGCTGATTATATCTTCCTTGATACTGATGAACGTCGCCGTTTTGCTCAATTATCTCATGAATATTTAATTGA